CAAGTAATCAATCGAACAGTCAAAAAGCTCTGAAAGCTTTGTAAGTATATAATTAGGCATTGTACCTTTAGTTTGCCAATTATAATAACTTTTTCGCTCAATTCCTAACTTGTTAGCAAGTTCCTGCTGAGATAAAGAGTTTCTTGCTCTTTCAGCTTCGATATTTGGATATTCAGCATTTTTTATGATTATCCCTCCTTCGTTCTATTTACCCTATCTGAGTAATCACAGGTTAATTATATACTCATTTAGAGTAATAGTCAAGATTTTTTTCAAATAAATCTGCACAAATCTAATCATGGAAAACTATACATTTATACTAATTGTGTATTTTAAAAAGATTTTATATTGACTTAATTACTCATTTAGTGTAAAATTTTAATTACAAGGAGGTGAATCTAATGTTAGGAGAAAAGCTAAAACAATTAAGAATTATTTATAACCTAAATATGAAACAAGCTGCTAGTTTACTTCAATTACCTTACACTACTTACGTAGGATATGAAAAAAATGAACGAGAACCTAACTTTGATACAGTTAAATCTATTGCAGAAATATTGGACGTACCTGTAAACTTTTTACTGGGATTAGATGTATTTAAAGATTGGGAAACAATTTATAATAAACGTAAGATGATTGTTACATCGTTAAAAGAATCTTTTTCTCTTTCTTTAGATCCAGATGATATTATTAATCTTATAAAAATTATTGATACAGCAATTTATAAATTTGAATTTATAGAAGAAGATATTGATATTTATGTTAAAGATTCGTATAAGCAACTAACACAAACACAAAAATATAAAAAAGGTGTAGCACTTTCTTATGATGAAGTAAACCATCTTAAAAAATACAATTCTCTTGACACATATGGAAAGGAATTTGTCGATTTAGTAATTGACCACGAATTAAAGAGATGTAATACGTTACAAGAACAAGCTCTTGACGAATCAGAAAAGAAACTTATCAAAAAGTATCGAAGCAGCGATGATAACACAAAGAAAATCATAACTTCTATACCCGATATGTCGGAAGAGATTGAAGTCTACAGAGCGGCAATGTCCGATGATGATCACGAAGATGAAATCGTCAAAATGTCAAGAGCCGAAATTGAAAAACTTCTTTCTCTTCCCGACACCGATGAAGATTTGTAAGCAATAAAAAAGCACCTCACTGAGGTACAGACCAAAGTGAGGTGGATAATTCAAAATAAAATGGTAAATACAGTAATGTCCGAAATGCAAGTTGGCAGTGTCTGATTGATTTCGGAATAACAGAATTGCCGGTCAGCTTAACAAAAATAACTAAACAGGCAAATATAAGAATTATAAAAAATAGTTTGGTAAACGAGCTAAAAGGAAATGAACGTGGTATTTCACTTTTGATAAAAAATCAATGGGTTATAATATACGATGACAAAGAACCTATACCGGTGAGCCGGTTCACGATAGCTCACGAATTAGGGCATATATTTCTCGGTCACTCATTTCAGAAAGGTTATCATTCCAGAAATTTTGATAAGAAGCGACCGGATATTGAAAACGAAGCGGATATGTTTGCAGCTCGCCTGCTTGCTCCGGCTTGCGTACTTCACGAACTTGGGATAACATCGGCTGAGAAAATTGCTAAAGTTTGCAATATATCTATTACCGCCGCTAAAAATAGATCAGAACGAATTCGGATATTGGAACAAAGAAATGCTTGGTATAGAAGTCCGCTTGAAAGACAGGTGATAAAACAATTTGAAAATTACATAAAAGAAAATCGTTTAAAAAGTGGCACTTTACGAATTACCAATAGTAAATTAATTAAAAGGTGGTGAGCAATATGGGGCTATTTTCGAAAAATACTAAGTCTAAACCAGAAAAACCAATTTTCAAAAGTTATTTGAATCCCGTGGAAGAATTTTTGTCATTTAAACCTATTGATTCTGTCGAAATCACTCTTTTTGAGGATCATCTTAATATGAGAGCATTTATGTCTAGTAATAAGACTGTTTATTCAATAGACTATTCTCAAATCACAGATGTTATTCGTGGAACTGAAGAAGAAATTATAGAAAAAGGGAAAAGTTCTATTGGTCGTGCTGTTGCTGGCGGTATACTATTTGGCGGTGTCGGTGCTGTAGTAGGAGCTGTTAGTGGAATAGGCGATAAAAAGGTAAAAAAATCCAAAACTATAATAGTTATCGTATATGTTTCAAGTGACGGCGAAGAAAAATTCCTTCAATTCTGTGATCCTAACAATATTATAGGCAAGCAATTTTCAGATAAACTTACCAAACTCTGCAATTTAAAAAACAATGAGCAAGAACAACCTAAATCAGGACATATAGCATTATAAAAAACGCTATCCTGTTCATCTACCAACTGAACAAGAAAACACCGCCCTTCCGAATCACCACAAATGGAAGGACGGCAACACCGTACCTGTGCAAAAAATCCCCCTCTCGAAATAACTCCGAGAGGGATAAGTTTTAAACGTGAAGCTGCTCCTTTAAGGCGTTTTGCAGAACCTGAGAGAAATTCACTCCCTCTTTGATCGCTAAATCGTTTAGCCAGCTTGGTATTGTCAATGTCTTTTTTACAGATTTTTCAAAGTGCTTTTTAGCATATTCTTCCACATCAACCGTAACCATATTAATAAAGGCACTTTCGTATTCGTCATACTCTGCGTTTATATCAATATCTTCCATCTTAGGCGGCTGCGGAATATCCTCCTTGCTTATTTTAGCATCATACAAATAACCTGCAAGACAATCAACAGCCATACTCATTGCTTCCTCAAGCGTATCACCGCAAGTAGCAATACCAATCACAGGAAAGATTACCGAATAACCTCCCTCTTTTTCTTTGTAGAAACACGCTGGATAAATAGATAACATATAAACCTCTCCTTCTTGGTGGGATTAGGCAAGGACTTATTTCAGCCCCGCCTGTTTAAAAATTGAGTTTAACGTTCCTTTCGGAATATCTCCTTTGTGATTTGGTACTATTACACTTCCCTTTTTATTTGGGTGCTTATATTTGAAATGAGAACCTCTTGCTCCGTCAAAATACCAGCCATCGGCTTTAAGTATTTTTTCCACTTCTTTGAACGTCATTCTCATCACCACCTTACAATATAATTATATTATATTACACGTGTTTTGTCAATACGTATAATATGTATCTTTTATAAAAATATACCAAAAGGAGTTGACCTTAACAATGAAAATCGCTGCCGCATACATCAGAGTATCCACCGATGACCAAATCGAATACTCCCCTGCATCTCAGCTTGAAAAAATAAGGGAATATGCTAAACGCAACGGATACATACTCCCCGAAGAGTTCGTATTCACTGACGAGGGCATCTCAGGAAGAAACACAGCCAAACGTCCCGAATTCAATCGTATGATAGGTATTGCAAAGCAGAAACCAAAACCTTTTGATGCAATACTTCTTTGGAAATTCTCCCGATTCGCTCGTAACCGTGAGGATAGTATCGTGTATAAGTCTATGCTCCGTAAACAATGCGGAATTGATGTTATATCCATCTCCGAGAATGTCGGTGATGATAAGATGTCCGTTTTGATTGAAGCTATGATTGAAGCTATGGACGAATATTACAGTATTAATCTCGGTGAGGAAGTCAAACGTGGCATGAACGAAAAAGTCAGCCGTGGCGAAGCTGTCACAATTCCTTCGTTCGGTTATTACATCAAAGACGGTGTATATATTCCCGACCCTGTAGCTGCTCCTGCTCTGCAAAAGATATTCGAGGATTATCTTAACGGTAAGGGTATGCGTACAATTGCAATGGAACTGAACGACAACGGATTCAGAACCAGAAGAGGTAATCGTTTTGAAAACCGCACTATTCAGTACATTCTTAACAATCCCGTCTATATCGGTAAAATACGTTGGACACCGACAGGCAAAACCAACCGTGATTTCAACAATCCCAATACGTTAATAATTAACGGCTGTCACGAACCACTAATTACCATGGACGTATGGAATGCTGTTCAGAAAAAATTATCCGAAAGTCCAAAAACAAAATATATGCGTTCCGATTCCCCTAAACAGCCATTTATGCTTCAAGGCCTAGTCCGCTGCGATGCCTGCGGAGCTACACTGTGTCAATCCGCTAACGGTTCTGTTCAGTGTTATGCGTACGCTCACGGATCGTGCAAGGTATCTCACTGTATATCATTAAAAAAACTCAACTCAATATTTTTTAAAGCCATTGATGAAGCGATATGTTTTGATGAATTTAAACTTGACGCTTCATATAAAAAGCAGACAGAAAATATTGATACAAAAAAAATTCTCTCCCAAATAGAGCGAGAAAAAACAAAGCTGAAACGTGCCAGAGAAGCATATGAAAGCGAAGTCTATACGCTTGACGAATATAAGGAAAGCAAGCGTGCAGCCGAACAAAAAATAAAAGAACTCCAAAGCAAGCTAACCGAAGCCACAGAACCCGATCCGCAGGAAGAAATCAAAAAACTAAAAAATCGAATTGCAGAAACACTTCCTGCATTAAAATCCGCTGCACTTTCCGAAACCGAGAAAAACAGTATTGTCAAATCATTTTTAAGCAAGGCAATATATTACAAGCCTTCGGGTGATTTGGACTTGTTTTTTTATTACTAACTATCATATCTTTTTGGAGTACGGTGGTACTTACTGTAAAAAGATATGAAAATATTAATAATAAATTATAGCAAGCCGCCCTCAGAGTACTATCACAGTACCTTTGGGCGGCTTAAATACATTCAGTATGTAAATATTAATCCTTGTTTTTGTCCTCAATCTTATCCTTAGCGACTTTCAACATTTTTCCGATAGCCGGAGGGAAACCGTCCGGATTCGTCAAGTACAGATTCTCAGAAATTGAAATAGCTTCATTGATAATTATGTACGCACAGATAATAAGTGCAAACGGCAGCTCCGGAACGACACCGACACCCACCTCAGCCAGTACAGTTGCAACGGCATAATCAAGGAAGATACCAAAAGAGAGTCCCACAAACAAGGATATCTTTTTCCAGAAGCCTTTTGTAGCTTTATCTGAGCTTAGCCCCTCGCCTGTTGCCTTGACCTTTACAAGACCTGTAATAACATCGAGAACCACCGCCACGGCAACAAGAGCAATGAACAATCCATACTGCCCGAAAAACGTTGCTAAACCGCCCAGAATCACGCTCCAGAGCCATTTAAACCAGTTGCCCATATAATTTCACCTCTCAACAAAAATCCTCTCTACGGCTAAATCTGAGTGAAATAGCCGCAGAGTTTTTATTATTTCATCAGCTCATTTACCTTAGCTTGTACAGCGTTATAGTCATATCCTGCCTTTTCGAGAGCTGTCTTTCTCTCCGAACCTACTCCCCATTTTCCGGCAATAACTTCTTTTGCAATCTCGGTCACGGATTTCTTCGCTGTGCCGGAAGCAACAATAAAGCAATCCTTAAAGCCGGCTGCCTTAACCTTGTCACGGTACTTCTCAGCGTTTGACTTTACTGTGAAAGCTCCTACCTGAACCTTATACAGCTTGTCAACCTTTGTAACAAAGGAACCGTTAAAGCCTTTAGCCTTGATTTTCTTTAGCTGCTCATCGGCGTTGCTCTTGTTTGAGAATGCACCAATCTGCACTCTGTAGATAGTCTTGTTGTCGTTGACCTTAGTTGAGGAAGTATCCGTCTTAGTCGTGGCAGTAGTCGAGGAAGTACCCGAAAGACGTGCTTTAAACGCTTCCCATTTTGAAACGTCTTTGCTGTCTTCGTTCCAGCCGATAATACCGGGGCATAATTTACCGCTAACATCATAGTGCCTGATTACATGGTCAGCGTCAATACCGTATGTCTGCATAAGATACTTTGTCAGCTCAACCGCCCTGTCAACTGCCGCACTGGTAAAGCTCCACTTCGGGCTGTTTGCCGGGTCATTAGGACTATAATTCGGATTAGTCGAACAAATCTCGATACCGATAGAATTATAATTGCTGCACTTGCCGTAGAAGCTGCCGCCCTTGGAATAATAATTTTTACCGTCACCGCAATGCCAGCAAAGCCTGTTTTTTAAATCGGGGTTATACTGTACAATCAGCTCATCATCGACTACGAAATCAGCAGAACCTTCATAGGGTCCTGTTGCCCAAAAGTCCGCTGTATTGACCGCCGCTCCCGATCTGCTTGTACTTCCTGCCGTGTAATGAATGACGATATACTGCAAAGGGCGGTTTGCAGCTGCGTTTGTCTTGTTGTAGCTTGTATGTTTTCTGATATTGATTGCCATAAAACTCACTCCTTAACCAAATCTTCAAATCCCTCGTCAAGCAAAATTGCCCTGACCTGCTCCTTAAGCTTTGCAGGAACTTTTGAAAAGCTTGTCTTTCCTGCAATAATTCTGTAAGCGTAAAATTCAGCCATTACTCCTCACCTCCCATTACAAATTCAATCAGCTCTTCAACGGCTTCCGCCGTAAACTCTGCCGATTGCTCAACAGCCGTTAAGCGGTTTTCGATATTTGCATTTTGCTCCGTGTCATCCTCGATTTTGACATCAGTTTCGGTGTACACAAAATCAGCCCCGATAACGTCAATCGCCTCCGAAAATCTCATGCCGTCACGCTCGATGTAATATCCGCTGTCGCTGTATGTTTTGCGGTACTGTGTGCCGTTTATCTCAATAACTTCGCTTTTTACCATTGTTTATTCCACCTCACACATCTATCCCAATGCTTTCAAGATACTCGATATTATCCTCAATAGCTGCGATTTTGTTGTTATTATACAGTGTAGTCCAGTTCGTTGCGGTCGAATACCAGCTTAATTTTGCTCTCGGAACATAAATCAAATAGCCACTGTATATGTTGTTGAATGCGTTTACATTTGCCAAATCGGGATTACCTTTTATTACAATATCCGTAAGACAGCTGCACCCCGAAAACGCACTGTCCCCGATACTTGTAACACCGTCAGGTAGGTTTACACTTGTTAGGGAGTAGCATTGGTAAAACGCACTGTTTCCGATAGTTGTAACGCTATCAGGTAGGTTTACACTTGTTAGGGAGTAGCAGTTGTAAAACGCATTAACTCCGATAGTTGTAACGCTATCAGGTAGGTTTACACTTGTGAGGGAGTAGCAGTTGCCAAACGCACCGCCACCGATAGTTGTAACACTATCAGGTAGGTTTACACTTGTGAGGGAAGCACACCCCAAAAACGCACTGTTTCCGATAGTTGTAACGCTATCAGGTAGGTTTACACTTGTTAGGGAGTAGCAGTTGTAAAACGCATTAACTCCGATAGTTGTAACGCTATCAGGTAGGTTTACACTTGTTAGGGAGTAACAGTTGCTAAACGCACCGTTTCCGATAGTTGTAACGCTATCAGGTAGGTTTACACTTGTTAGGGAGTAACAGTTGCTAAACGCACCGTTTCCGATAGTTGTAGTCCCTCTTTTCAGCATAGAAACCGACCCGCTGGTATTTATTCTCGGGTTATTGCGGTAAGTATGGTCTTGCACATCTGTTGTGGTATATATTGCACCGACTGTCAAACACTGCCCCTCGTGTGCCGATACCCATGCTTTTATGTCTGCCAACGCCCAATTGTACCCCTGAAACGAGAGCAGATCACGGTCTACATCTGCGTTCAGGCTTGACGGATTTGGCAATGCCGTAAGGCTTGCGACCTGTTCGGCGGTGTATTCTTTTAATACCGTGCCTTCCCAATCCATAAGGCGCAGGACGGGATTTGTGACGGGAACGGGAACAGGCTCGCCACCCCCACCATTTTTAGATTTTAAATATGTGTAAATTTCAAAATTTGTCATTCGCTGTCACCGCCAAATTTCACCCATTCACCCACGTGCAAAATATACAAATCGCCCGTATCGGTGCAAAGTGCCGTTGAACCGTCCGAAGCGTTTGTGATTAAATCAAGCTTGCTTACGTCTGTTGATTTAAGAATATATTCATTCTCCCCCTTAAAGCTTTCGCCGCCTCTTAATTTTGTACCTCGAATTGAGCCAAAATCGGGAACACTGCCCTCGTCAAAAATCATATTCATAACAATAACCTGTGACATTAAATCACTCCTTATTCAAAAATCTTATAAGCCCAAAACAGCCTATATAAGTCCGTCATAAGCAGAATAAAATTGCATGCAACAAAGCAATTACTCATCAAATTCGAGAGCATATCTTCCGCACCAAAAAACATTTTTACTGCCGTTTCGGACACTGCCTAAAGGGTAGTTTGCAGACGGTTTTCCTAACACTCTGAACAGGTGCTTAATATTCAAATCAACGTCACAGCTGTGAGCATTGCACATTGAAAACCTTTGCTGAGCCAATGCGGTACTCAAGTATGTGGAAGTTTCTGCCCTGACTTCAATAACGTCATGCAAAGGTGACAATATGTAATGCGTGTTTGAGGCTGATGTAGCATTACCAGCTCCAAGAACTAAAGAAGGAGTAGTTTTCAGTGTAAAAAAGTTGATGAGATTTTCAAAATCAGATGTACCAATAATACCAGCTGTTGATATTCCCCACGCCACACCGTAAGCGGTCCGGAGATACGCAATAGCTACAAGAGAACTCGTTCCGGAGCTTTCTGTGTATGAACACACCTCGCTGCCTAGCTTATACGTAATCGAAACACCTGTTGTATCTTTCAAGCCTATGCTCATGCTCATTTTTTCATCGGTATCAAAATAGACTGTCATTACCGTGTTTGTCGTGTCACGGTTAAAAGTTACGCCCTCGTAGCCCGTGAAAGCTGCTTCGTAAAAGTCCCACACGTCAGCTATTGTTTCAGATGTGATGTTTGCAGGTGTCCAGCTGTTTGTAATAATTCTGTTGTAAATGCTCATGTTATCACTCCTCCGTTGGTATTCTGAATCCGTAAGAATCAGAAATAAATCCGTTTGTTATTAAAATTGAATGACTTGCTACAGTTCCGTTTCCGGTTGCTTCGTCCGACAATGTTGAAATTGCCTTTAATATTTCTCGCTTCATTTGTGATAGCTTGTTTGTCATGTCGTAATATTTCAGGTCCATTTCTGAAAGCAAATCGGATTTGACAACGTTGTTTTTTGATTCTATTTCAGCTAGGATTTCGTTCTTTGCTGTATTCAGTGAATTGTACAGATATGTTCTGGCACTGTCAGTGTTGGCTTCTATGCTTGTTTTCGCAGTGCTGATACTACCGGAAAGACTGTTTATTTGGCTTTCCAGTGACGCTGTTTGAGGATTTCCCAGCTTTGTCATGATAGCGTCTTCGGCGGCATCTGTATTGGCTTTTATATTAGCTTCTGCAATATCAATTTTTTCTTCCAGATCATCAATACTCATCTGAGCCACTGCCTCCCTCACTTTCAGATCCACTCTCTCGTTCATGCTTGTCCTCATTTCTTCTGTGAAAGAATACCGTCCTTTGAATAACGCATATCCGCAAACTGTTTCGTCCGCTCTTTCATCTACAACCTGACTTGGAAAAATTGTAGACGAATTTGCTCCTACCAAGATTTTTGCTAAACTCAATTCCCAGACACCATTCTCCTCACGGGTTAATGCAGGCGAAACAGGATCCTCGCTTGGAGTACCTTGTTTACAGTCGATTCGAACATATCTGGCATTTTCCCTTTGATCCAATCGAAGAACAATTCTGTCCACTCTTGGAAACCCATTATCAGCAGCTTCAAGCGTTATGTAAGATATATCGGTATTATGGAGATATTTTGACTTAATGTATGCCCAGCCCGGATTTATTTTTACTCTAAGTCCACTATCAGGCTCTACTTTAAGCTCATCTCCCGATTCGATTAATACGCCATCGGTGACAAGATTCAGGTAAAAATCGGATATATCATCAGCATTGTACACTTTATCGTCATTCACAGAATTAAAAAAACCGCTTTTAACCATTTAGTACCCTCCATTCTGACAGCTTTGGAACGATAGTATAGCCGTTCACATCTTCAACCTCTGTAATCTCTACAATAGTCGCTTTTGCTCTTACTCCATAATCGTTTTCGATAAGGACTGTATCACCGAGATTATAATCAGCCTTATACTTATACATTCCGTTATCAAGAAGCTCACCGCTATACTGTGCTACCGGACGCAACTCATTGAATTTCTCTTTTCCTCTGCTTCTGAGCAGTTCTAAATAAAATGTGTCTGTCATCGGTGTGCCGGACGTGCTTGAACAATCCCTTTGGTCATACCAATACTCTTTGCGGTTCAATCCCTCTATCTCTGAATAATCTGAGATTTCTGTATTAAGTGTAGGCTCATAAAACATTACAACACGCTCTATCCCCTCACCCTCTCCTGCCACATAAACAGCATTAGGCGATTGAGAATAGTCGATTGTGTATTCTGTTTTGCTAATATTGCCTAACTTAGGGCTGAAAATAACATCTCCGGAGATATCACGCCCTTTATATATCGAAAACACAAATGTATCAATATCTTTATTATTGTTGAGTTTAAAACCGCAGCCATAAGCTGTGCATATCTCAATTATCGAATTCAGCAAATTGTCACCGGTGATTTGCTTTTTCAGTATATCGGTAAATCCGCTGATATCAGCTATTTCAATATTAGAGATAATACGCTCATTATCAGAATTTCCGGATAAAGTTGTCGGATTAATAACACTCTGCTCAATAAGCTGCGAAACACCCTCTGCCAAAGTTCCGTCAAGTGTAGTTTGCCTATTTATAACACGCCGGGAAAGCACACTCTCCAAAGAGCGTCCGCTTACAATAAGAAAATCTCCGCTTTCAATATCCGTTGTAAGCTTTATTTTTTCAAGCATCATTGTAGTATCGCTGTCATCTCTCGTAAAAAGAACATCGCCTTTAAACAGTTCCATAAGCTCCTTTGATGCCGGTATGTATATTTCAAATTCGCCGCAATCACAGTAACGACTTACCCAAATCACAGAGTTTGAATAATCAATAACCTTTTTCTTTGTAAAATAGCCATTATCAAGAGTCCACACATAAATATTCATGCTATACACCTCCGAACAAAGGACTTATCTTAAATTCAAGCTTAACATTATAGCCCTCGTTCCCGTCGTCATCTTCAAATTTAAAAATATTTCGTCCAGGTGCAATAGTCAGCCATCCAGAATCATTTGTGAAATATCCCAAAATGTTCTTCTCTTTTCCGGTAACAGCAGAATATCTAACTACGGATAATTTTCCGGGGATTGTGCAAATGGTCACTTTATCGCCTTGTGCAAATATTGTATCAATTCTCAAAAAATCTCCAGTTAGTACATTGATTATAGTAGGTATTCTGCATACTTCCAAAAACTGCATCGTTATAATAGCACCGCAAGAAACATCTCCGGGATTAATTAAAACTACCAAAGGGAACTCATACAGTTCGGAAAATGATACTCCCTCGCTGTCAATTGATAACGGAAACTGTAAACCGTTGATTACATCAGACAGCTCTGCTTCTATAGAATTTTCCGCTTCGAAAAACGGTCTGGGGCAAATTATGGAAACTTGTATCTGCTCTCGCTCAACAAATAAATCTCCGTCTATTGATTCCGGATATCCTTTAATTGTCAAGCTTCTGTATTTATTTTTAAAATACAGCGTTAATTCTCGCTTAATAAGAAATATCCTGTATAGCTTTTGACGGCTTGCTTCAATGTCACCGTTAAGCAAAAAATTAATTACAATGTTCCTCTCTCCAACCTTAGAAGAATTATAAAAGCTGCCGTCAAAACCGGCGAACTCTTTTGTATTCACTTTTATTTTAGGAACTGTCAGCCCCTGAACACTGAGAACATAAAAATCAGCTTTACCGTTCGTAAGGTCAAACATCTCTCCAATCGCATTTTTAACATAGAGCTGATACATTAAGAGTTCACCGCCTTTATTGATTGTAATAGGTTTTTGCTTTGACGATAGATTTCATACCGACTTAGTGCCTGAGGTGAGTTATTTGTTTGGTTGAAGCTGTAATTATTTACAACATTTTGTCCGCTTTGAGGAATTATCCTTGCGCTGTTCTTTAATAAATCCGGTTTTAGTTCGGCAGCAAGGAGAGCGGCAATCTGCTTTAAACCGCCTGTATTTCGCTCAAGAGGTATAATGGCTTCTTTTCCGTCTTCTCCGGCTATAATAGGCGTTGCTCTGTTTACAATACCGCCTTTCGCCATTAATCGGGGCAGCTTCACTGTAGGCATTAAACTAAATTCCTTTCCGGTAATATCGGTTATTTTTTGAAGTGTTGAATTAACCGCATGCGGAATAAAATTCAAACTGTCCTCAATAGTTGTAATAACTGCGTTGATAGCAAGCTTAAAAGCAATCCCTATTGCTTCGCCGATTTTTGTACCTATGCTTGAAAAACTATTTTTAATCGTTTTCCAAACGCCGCCAAAAAATTCTCCTGTGCTGGAGAACACAGCTTTAACAGCTTTCCATGCTTCATTAAAAGACGATGAAAAGAAAACTGCAACATTTCCAAAAATACGCTTAATACCGTTCCATACCTGTTGAAAGTATTGTACGACATTATCCCAAATTGCTTTTATCGCTTGCCATGCACCGCCAAAATCTCCTTTAAAAACTTTTTCAACGACATTAAAAGTAAGCTTTATATTTTTCCAGATCAGTTTAAAATAACCTGTTGCTAAATCCCATACTACTTTTATGCTGTCCCATGCTGCGAAAAAAAAGCCGCCCAGCACTTTTTCGACTGCTGAGAAAACTATTTTTATTTTCTCCCAAACGAAAGCAAAATACTGAGAAGCAACGTCCCAGACTACCTTTATGTACTCCCACGCTGCTTCAAAAAACTTGCCAAGTACAGCCTTGACCTCGGAAAAATCGGCTTTAATTTTCTCCCAGATTGCTTTAAAAAACGGCTCTACAAAATCCCAGACCGCTTTTATAGCTCCCCATGCAGCTTCCCACATATCTTTTATTTGCTCCAAAGCAATATTAATTAACCTTTTTGCTTCTTCTAAAAATGGAGTTATAGCTTCTCGAATTTTTGAAAATAATCCGCTTATTGTTTCCCACGCTTTGATTGCAGCTGATTTTATTTTCTCCCAAAGATTTATCCAGAATTTTCTAAAAGATTCGCAATTTTTCCACAAATACACAAACGATGCAGCAAGTGCGGCTATTGCCATCATTACTAGTGTAGCCGGATTAGCGAGCATTGCAGCATTCAAAAAAGTAATAGCCTTTGTCACACCTGATATTATAGAAGAAATAGCAATCTTAACAGCAAGTACACCAAAAGCGGCTGCAAGTGGAATTATGGCGGCTGAAAGTTCTTTTGAATGATCTACCATAATCATCACTGCATTTAAAAGCTTATCCAGTACCTCCGCACCCTTACGAAGTGCAGGCTCGAACTTATCAAACACCGCTCTCTGCACACTCTCTAGTTTACTTTTGAGCATTGTCATATCTCCGCCCAAATTATCGAGCATAGTATCAGCCATTTGTTTTGCAGTACCGTCACAATTGTCTATGGCATCAGTAAGCTTGTTATAGTCCTCCTCAGAAGCATTTATTATAGCAAGCATTCCCGAAAGATTCTGCTTTCCAAAAATAATTGCTGCATTTTTAAGCTGTTCAGCCTGCGTTAATCCCTCTTCTGTTTGGCTGAGCTCGTTTATCAAATCATCGTATTCTTTCAAATTGCCGTCTCCGTCTATTAATTCAACATTGACTGCACTTAATGTTGACCTTAAAATATTCATGATTTCTCTGAGAGATTTCATATTGTCGTATTCGTCAACAAAAGCTGATTGTCCGGCTGCAACAATTTCAGTAGTTCCTTTTTGAGCCGAGGCAAGCTCTCGCTGAGCCTGTGCAAGGTTATTCTGAGCTTTTCCCAAATCCAAAGCTTTTTCCTGTGCCTGAATAGAATTTTCTCCATATTTCGCTACTGCTTCGTTTACTTTAATCTGTGCTTTTTCAAGATCAGCCGTTTTATTAGCAACCTTGGTCTGTGCTTTTTCAATTTTGTCATTATCGTAGGTTTGTACAGTCTTTGATGCAACAAGCCCCAATTCTGCCATTGCTTGTTTTTGCTGTTTAGACGGTTTAATCAGATTAACCAAAGCATTCTTTAAACTGTTGCCTGCCTGAGTGCCCTTTACTCCGCTGTTTGCCATAATTCCCAGAGCAATACTCAAATCCTCCATAGACGCACCCATAGAGCCGGCAACAGGAGCAACATATTTAAAGCTTTCACCAAGAAGCTCGACATTTGTGTTTGCGTTTGAAGATGCAGCCGCTAAAACATCAGCAAATTTAGAAGCATTGTTTAATCCGGTTTCTGCGTCTACTACGGAATACTTCATAGCAGTAAGTGCATCGGTAACAATGTCCGAAGTCAAAGCAAGGTCTTCTCCGCTGGCCGCTGCCAAATTCATAACGCCGTCAATACCTGATAACATTTGTTCTGATTTCCAGCCAGCCATGCCCATGTAGTACATCGCTTCGGCAGCCTCAGAAGCTTTGAATTTCGTAGTAGCACCCATTTCTCCGGCTTTTTCTCTTAGAGCTTCAAGCTCCTCTTCCGTTACTCCTGAAACAGCTTTTACTTTTGACATCGTTTCATCAAAAGCAATACCAACGTTAAACGTTTCGGTTACAAGATTTTTAAGCTTGCTTATTGCCGCAGAGATTATATTTGCCGCAAGATTTCCAAGTGCAACACCAAAAGCAGCCAATCCGCCTGTTGTTGTACTGTTCGCCTCATCTCCGACATCTTCAAGAGATTGGTCAAGATTATCGGCGGATTGTTCCGCTTGGTGAAGTTCCGTTTGATTTTCTTTCAACTTTCCTGAGAGGTTCTGTATCTTAGAAGCCAAATCTTTTGCTTCTTCACTGGTCGCCCCTTGTTGTGTAACGACATCTACATATTTGTCTTTCAGCTTTTTCAGTTCTTCTCGCTGAGATTCAACACGGTCGGTCAACGTTCCGATACTGCTTATTGATTCATAGGCTTCCGTCTGCATATTATCAAGTGATTGATCTAAATTGTTAGCCACTACTTCAGCCTCAGCCAATCTTTTCCGATTAGTTTGCAATTCTCCGGAAAGCTTTTTTATTTGTGTCGCCAAGTCTTGTGATTCTGTACTAGTTGCACCTTGTTCTGCAACAAGATTTGTGTATTTTCTTTTAAGCTCTTGAAGTTCTGATTGCTGTCTTTTTACTTTTTCTGTTAATGTTTCGGTTTTAGATGTAGTGTCCTGTTCGCTATCACTCATCTCCTCCATTGTTTTGTCCAACTTATTAGCAGCTTCTTTTACATCGTTTAACTTACCTTTATTTTCGTAAAGTTCACTTGACAAATCTGATATTTTTTTTGCAAGTTCCTTCGCTTCATCGCTTGATTTTCCTTGTTCTGAAGCTACATTTACATAACGTTGTTTGAGAGCCTTTAATTCACTTTCTTGTTTTTTAACCTTTTCAGTTAATGTTTCAGTTTGAGCTGCCGTTTGTTTACTCTCGTTTTGTAAACTGTTAAGTGAATTCTGATAATTCTTAACCTTAGCTTCTGCATTTTTTACAGCTGTATCCTGATTAATAATTTGGACATTAAGCTTTTCGACAGCAGTCTTGTTTCGTTCCTGAGCTTCCTGTGCATCTTTCAGCTGTTTAGAAAGCTTTTTCACCTCTTCGCTGTTTTCGCCGTATTTCTCTATAGCTTCATTATGCTTTTGATTAAGGTCTTCAATAACGGTTTCGCCCTCGGCAAGCTGAGCATTATACTTTTCGAGCTGTTGTTTCAGTAAATCAAGCTTTGACTTTTCGGCATCAACGACTTTACTTTGTGCTTCTATCTTCTTAGATAAGCTGTCAACACTTTCCTCGCCCTTTTCCATGCCGGCACTTGCATTTTTGATTTCAGCGTTATAGGTTTTTATCCGTCTGTTAGCTTCCGCAACATTCTTTTTTAGGTCGGATATGTCAACCTTAAATTTAGTTGTTACATTCTCGGTATTCGACACAATCTCACCACCTTTTAGAACCAATCATCATTCATAGCCGGACGTCTTATTACTCCGTCCTTTGCTGTTACCGATATATTTCTGCCGTCTGTTTTGTTTGAACGTTTCGCCTGCTCTGTTAATCTGCGAAAAACTAGTATCACGTCATGAAATCTTTGTGCTCTAACCTTGAAAGGATCAAGAGCCGGAAAGCGATCGCACAAACCTGTATTTAAATCAAACAAGACCTGATACAAGGTTTCGGGAGCCGGATCTCCCGAAGTTAGTTTTTTTCGTCACCTATCACTAAACCCAGCTCATGAGTTGCATACTTATACAAGCCCTTAAATATTTCTATAAGGTTTTGCATACGAGTACATCTGATTTCCTCGTCTGTTACACCATCGAACATATCTTTCAAAAAAGGCTTTAGCTGCTTCGCACATTTAACAACCATAGCTGCAAGTTCGGCATTATTGCCTGTTTTCATGTTCTCAAAATCAAGGACATCAAGGACATCCTCAACAACGCCATACGAGCAATCAATTGTATCCGTTGTATATTCTTTTACAACTTTTTTGCCTTTATAAATTTTTAGCTTAAGCTCCATAATGTAAAATACCTCTTTCCCACACGAACGGAGCGATTATTTATCCGCCCCGTCCGTCATATTGTTTTAGCTGCCGGGTGTCACCTTTTTAAGCTCAGATACAGTATCCGGAGTTTGAACCTGTTCAAAAAAACCAGACAGGTCACAAAGATCATCAGATTCATCTATCACAATATTTTTACAAGACTTATTGTTTTTCGTAAACCGGTGAATCGTCTTGAAGCTTGTGTAAGTAAGCTCCTGACCATTGGAATCTGTGCTGTCATCTTCTGTTTTTGATTCCTCGTTCGGAACTGAAAATGTTCCTTTGAGTTTCCATATGTAGCGATAAGTATGGTCGGTTTTCTTAATTCGATAGCCAACTGCGAAATATTTTTCTTCACTGCTGCCGGAATCAAGAAGTGCACCTGTTTCTGCATCAATGCTTTTACCTGTCAGCTTAGCAGACATTGGAAGAGAAAGTGCAGGAACAGCAAATGTTACCTCGTCACTGCCTTCCTGTGTAATGCTAATAGCAACAACGTTATCGTAGTATTTTTGTGCTGAATCAGATGAAACTGTTTTGCTTACGTTTGCCAAGGCTGCAAGCTCAAACACTTCTCCTGTTGTATAGCCTTCGCCGTTGTCTGTCAGAACTTCTGCTGCAACAAGATTATCGCAGCCTCTGAATTCTACTACTTTATCTTTTGGCATATTTATTCGTCCTCTCTGTCATAAAGTTCTTTTACATAAACCGTGATAAACGCTCCTGTATGAGTAGGCTTATCAACCGCTATATCGTGAGCTTTACCCTGCAAGATAAAGCCGTTTTCCTTTAATGATTTTCTCGCCCTCTCGGGCATTACTTCAACAAGCCTAGGGTCAACCGAATAAAAATATATCCAGAACCCCCACAAAGCCTGATTGGCATCGTTATCGTAAAAAGCTTCTTCGGGCGTGTCGAAATTCCAAAATGTAAAAAAGCTGTCGGGATAGTCCTCTTCAGCACTAAGACTGCCTTGAAGAAATACAGGATAGCCGAATGTTTCAAGAAGTTCTGTCAATATCTTTTTCATTTTTTCGCTGCCCTCCTGATAACTTTTTGAAATGTCTGCTCCTGAATTTTCTTTACCTGCTTGCGTGTCTTTGAACCGTAAACAGAATCATACAATTTTTTATCGGGAGTAACGTGCGGCTGTCCGTGAAGAGTTGTGCCGTACATTAGGAATATTGAAGCCAGACCGCCGTCCGCAATGTCAAAGCCGACATCAATTGCCGCTGTGTCACCCGTCCAGACAACAGGGCTATTTTTAACTATTGAACTTTGTGTTCTTCCGGTTTCTTTGTGCGGTGTCATTGCCGCAGCCGCTTGTTTTGCGACTAACTGCTGTGAAGCTTTCAGCGAACTTTCAACGGCTCTTTCTGTAGCGTTTCCGCCGATTTCATCAAGCTGTTTTTTTAATCTTTCGTAACCGCTAAATTCAATGGTCAACTTATTTTTCCTTCCCATATCACGCACCGCCTTTTACTCTTTCAACCTTGAATTGACAATACATATTTCCCAAATCACAATTTTCCGGTTCGGAAACAATTCTGTATATCTTTCCGTCCTCACGGAGCAGGCGGCAATTCGGACGGATATCGGGTCTGAACCATGTTGTAATTACAGCGGTATCTATAATTGAAACAACTCCGTTTACAACCGATTCTGTGCCGCCGTAGGTTTTCCAGTTCACAAAAAGAATATCTCCGTCATCGGGATACACAGGTGTTGAAACACCGTTGTATTTTTCCGTTTCGGGAATAAGCAGCTTAACAGGTGTCCGCAGCTCGTTAATAGAATTCGGTCTGTAGCTCATTCGTCTGATGCCTCCCCGGCTTTTGATTTTAGTGCAAGCTGTGTCGCTCTCTGCATAAAGTAAGGAGATAGCCGAGCATTTCCGCTTCCGTTGTTCCACAAATCCGAAACGCCCCTTGCAACAAGACCAACGGACTGATCTATGAGAGATTCGGAAATGCCTGCTTCAATCAGATTATCAACAACCTCGTCTATATAAATTTGAATTGTTGCATCGAGAAAATTCCCCGTAATTCCTAGTGCAAGCTTTACTCTCTCCAGCATAAATCAGCCCTCCTCAATTAACCTGTCGTTGTGGTTCTTCTTCCCTTTTTAATAAGCCAGCAATTTTTAGCATCTGCTATTTTGCCGTCAAGAACAGCAAAAAGCTTATCAACCCATACGTTATTATCCTCATCAAAGAATCTTCGCATTGTGTAAGTCTGCTGAGTATTGATGATATAATCATCCGGCTTCCAATATACTCCGATTACATCATCTACCTCTGCTGTTCCGAAATCTGAAAGAACGTCAGGCTCAACAAGTGTTGTTTCACGTCCAAAGAACGAGCCGTCAGCGGCAGACTCTCCGATATTCAGTCCGGCAGCCTCACGGTAAAGCGGTCTGTCGTTATCATCGTGCATCGTAAGTAAACACGATTCAACAGTCGCTGCTGTAAACACAAATTCGCCCTTTCCTCTTTGAGAAATAGGGATTTTCGAAAACAGATTTGTTCGCCATGCTTTCCAATTACATATATCTTCATCTGTAAATGTCACTACATTCACTACTCTGGGGTCGTTAAGGATACCAAGCGGCTGCCCTGAACCTGTGCCGTTGAAGATACATTTTTCTGTGCCCTCTACATATGCCTCTACAATTACTCTTACGATTTCAGATTCAAACATCTCAAGAGCAACAATTGATGATAAAAGCGTGTGTGCAACCCTGATTTCGCAAATATTATATCCCCACTCTACATAGGTCTTAATATCGCCGGCTTTTGTTCTCGGCGCAGTAGTTGTTTCTGTTACCCAACGCAGCTGAGCTTTAAAATCCTCGATAGGCATTTTAAGAGTGCCTTTGACGTTCAGCTTGCGAACCTTCTTGTATATTCTTCCGTAGGATTTAGATGCCTCTTTAATGAATTCGGACATAATTGTATCCGGAATTGTTACGCCGAGGTCGGTTGAAACAGTAGTGCCTGTATCGCCGGCTGCTCTGAATTCATTCGGGATAGGAACGCCCTTCTGAACATAGTCCTTAAAAGCCATTCTATATTCAAGAGTGCCGAATACCGACTCGGATCTTACGCTGCTTTTCTCGACAGTACCGTATTTACCTATAGGAGTCAATCCTCTTTTCTGCTCCTCCTCATACTCGGAAAGCTGCTTTCTTGCTTCCTCGATTTCGGCTTTCACGGCATTGAGTTCGCCGCCCAAAGAACGAACCTCGTCCGCTGTTTCTGCTTTGTCGATAAGCCGTTTAATTTCCTCGGCTCTCTCTTCCTTTTTCTTGATAAGCTTCTTCAAAAATTCTTTCATTTTCGTGCCTCCTCAAATATCATAAAGAAATTTTGCTTTTAATTTAGCAAGCTCAACATCGTTTTTTAAGTAAGCCTGCCTGAGCGTTTCCTTTGCGTTTTTCAAATCCTCGGCATTTCTCGCCTTAATATCTGTTGCCTGATATGCAGGAAAAGTTACTGCCGAAACCTCGAAAACACGGCTGATAGAAGTAATTGTCCTTGTAGGCTTATCGGTATCCATATCGTCCCAGCGTTCGCCGTCAATGTAAAACGCAAACGACATTCCTGTGATATCTCCACGCTTGACCGCAGAATACAAAGATTTCGCTTCGGAATTGTTTTCTGTGTCAAGCTCAACGGAAATTTTAAGTCCGTCCGGCTCGATTTTCAGCTGCATTGTGTTCTCCGCAGAACCGGCACAATAACGTGCAAGTGGAATACTGTCCATATCGTGATTTATAAGAAATCTGACGTCGGATAAATCCGCATTGTCAAGTGCGTTTCTGTCTATCTTTTCATAAAAAAAGCCGAGGTCGGTTTTCGATTCAAACACGATAGGAGTACCGATAATAACATTACTTTCCGTTTTAGGGTCGGCTCTCACATCAAACATCATCGTTCTTTGCTCTGTCTTTTTCATCTTCCTCACCTCCCTTATTTTTATTTTTTGCATATCCTAACTGATATTCGGCTGCAATAGAAGTATCTACATAGTTAAGAGATTGCTTTCGCACTCCGTCCAGTTCGGGTATCGGCTGCATACCAAGAACCGTTCTTTTCTCATTCTCAAAAATTGAACCGCTGTCACCAAGAAGCCTTATCATTTCAAGCTTTTCACCCATTGTCATAAACTGCAATTGTTTTGATTGGAAAATAATTTCATTTCCATAACCAAAAGATTCACGATTTGAAAACAACGCTTTTGTGAAAGCCTGACTATATTTTATAAGGATAGGCTCAAGCGTTTTTTGATAGAACGCTTCATATTGGGTTTTCGTATAATCACCCGTAAGGATGCACAGCGGAACACCGAAGTTTCTCAGGATTTTTTCATCAATGAATTTAAGAGTATCTGCATCTACGATTTTTGTATCACGACTAATAGGAATAAACTCTGCTTTTAAGTCCATTGGTAATATTCCGCTTTGATTCCGCTCAAGCTTCTTTTCAAGCTCCTTCACCGCAGCGATTGTTTTTTCTTCATCGATAATTGTGCCGTATTTCACAACAGCGTTCACGGCAAAGCTTGCATTAATAGCTTTCGCCACACCTTGTAACAATTGGTCGTTGATTTCAAGCGTTTTCAAAAGTGCTGTGTTTGTAGGCTGTCCCCTGTTATCGCCGCCCATAAACTCATTTACAGAATAGTTCTTTCTGAGGTGAATAACGTCTGAGTATCTCACCGTGTAGTTTTCGCCGCCAGCAAATGTAAATTTGACATACAGTCTTTTGCTGCCGTCCTCCAGAAACTCAACCGAAGTCGGCTGAATAGGAAGAAGCTTTATAAGCCGTTCTTCATTCCAGGCAGGAAGAACAAAAGCATTATAATTCAGAAATAAACTCCACGTGATTTTTTCAAGGAAATCGGAAGTTGTCATAGTATCGTTCGGGTGATTAAGAACTCTCTGGATAGAACTTTGTTTTACGGTACTGTTAATACCGTTTGAAGAAATAACATGCAGCGGAACACTTTTTGCAATCTCGGTAACAATACAGTTCACCGCCTGCTGAACAACATCGCTTGCATAAATGTCCGTGCCGAACTGAGAAAAAATAGGTGTCTGTCCCGACAGCATTTTCGCCCAATTTTTCGTTTTATTTTTCTTTTTGAAAATATCAAAAATTCCCGTTTTAATCACCCCCTTGAAATTTCGTTCCTGTATCTTCTGAAAACTTCGTATATGATTATCATTGTGACAGCTCCGTCAATTCTTCTGTGCGGCTGACCGTCAATTTTTACCGCCATAATCTTTCCGGAATTATCCATTTCCATAGACGCATTGCCTAAGCACCACTTGTCAATTGGGTTCTCGTTGTAATTGATAAGCTGTGCTTTTAAATCCTGCTCACAGAGTTTCATTGCGTTTGAAAGGGTGTCTTTATTCTGCAAAATAATTTCGCATTCAAAACCGTAATAATCGTCCATTCTCCGCAGAAACTCTTTTGAGAACTTAACATCATAGCCGCATTTATAAAGCCGCAGACCATATTTTTTATAAAGCATAAAGAACCAGTCCGCAACAAGAGTTAAATCGTTATCGTTGCCGTCGCATACTGTGAGATATCCTTGTTTCGCCCACTCCTTATATTTTGCTCCGGCATTCTTATCGTCTGAATTTTCCAGTTTACTTTCCGGAATCCAGTAATGTGAATGAATGTATTTCTTTTTGGTTGCTTTGTCATATACAAGGATTTTTGCCGATGTCAGGTCTGTAGTTTCCGAGAGGTCAACCGCTCCCAGACATATACAGCCACGGAATTTTTCCAAATCGTATTTAGCAGCATAATCATAGTCCTGAATTTGCAGCCAAGCTTGTGAATTACTCATTTTAAAATTGAAATCCTTGGAAAGGACAAAAGCTCGGTCGGAGTTACTCTTTTTCGCAAGCTCAATTTGCTCACGGAGATAATCCCACTTTTTGACAATGCCCAATGTAGGATTGCTTTTTACCCATGTACGCTCGTCCAGCCATACTTCCTGTTCGCTGTCCTGTGTGTACAGCCACGGAAGAGTTCTTTCCGATGCAGCGTCATCGGCTTCACCGTTTATGATTTTTCGGCAGTCTTTCAAAATCTCGTCCAAAGCTCCGTCATTTACAAAACCCTCGGTTGTAATGATGATAAGCTTCGGGTTATCTTTAAGCGACTGTGACTGTTCAATCGACTTGATAATCGTGTTGTCTTTCATTTCGTGAACCTCGTCAATTACAGCGAAGTCAATATTTCTGCCCTCTTTATTTCTCGTTCTATCCGATAATTTGAATATTTTTGAATTAGTCGTATTTACACGGATAAACCTCTGATTTTTATGTGTATCTTTTTGATGTGGGTCAATCATCAGCCGCATTGTATCTATTGCATCGTACAAAATAGATGCCTGATTATCATCATTTGAAGAACAAACCAAATCCGCACCGTCATTTCCGATACAAGCTTCCGTCAAGCTTAACCCAGAGCTTGTTTCCGACTTTGTATTTTTTCTTGCGATTAGCAGCACGATTTTCTTGAAACGGTCTGCAAGCCGTTCTTTACCCTGTGGGTCAATAAATTTCTTGTCAACCATTTTAAAGCTGTAGATAACCTCGATTAAAGCTTTTTGCCAAAGCATTAATTTCATCGGCTTGCCGTAAAACGGCGATTTTGTAAGCCGTATGCAATTTTCCATAAAATCAATGCGAAATTCCGCATCACGGGTATCGTAAACATAACGTGCATCGTCCAAATCGGCAATTAAATTATCCAGTTCCGTAATCAGTTCGTGACCGGCAATGACATTGCCTTTGCGAATTTCTTCACGATATTGAAGCAAATAGCTACTCAAGCTTAACAGCCTTTCTGCCCGTGAAATCTTCCCAACGCTTTACAATAACATCACAGTAGCGTTCGTCAAGCTCTGCCATATAACAAGTGCGGTTAAGCTGCTCACAGGCAATAAGAGTAGATCCGCTGCCTCCGAAAAAATCCGCAACAATATCATCTTTTTTTGAGCTGTTGCGTAAAAATTTTGCAAGCAGTTTGATAGGTTTCATTGTCGGGTGCAGGTCGTTCTTAACGGTTTTGTTTTCCCTGACGATATCAAGTGTATCTATATCCGAAAGAAATTCTTTAAAAGCAATTCGCAGTTCGGGTTCACTCATAAGGTCAATATCTTCAATGACACTGCGTTCTTTTCTGCCGGCATACCAATTTTTGATTGATTTACCCTTACAGCCGAAAAGACACGGTTCATACATATTCTGATATTTAGCACCGCCAAGCACCAACTGATTTTTAACCCAGATAAGCTCCTGTTTAAAGGTCAAATTGGCATTTTTCAAAGCGGTTATAAATGTTCCGACACCAAGCTCCTTGTAGAAAATATAAAAGCTTGCACCGTTTTTCATAACGCTTTCAATCGACTTATAAACCGCCGTGAGGAATTTTTCAAAGTCTTCATCGCTCATATTGTCATTCTTAATACGGCTCTTTTTTCTGACCTCGGCAGATGTACCGCCCGAACCCTGATATGCCATATTATACGGAGGGTCGGTCAAAATAAGGTCGGCTTGCTTATCGCCGAAAAGCCTTGAAATTATTTCCGTTTTGGTACAGTCACCACAAATAAGCCGATGATTTCCGAGTATATAGATATCACCGATTTTTGTTTTCGGATCGTTTTCAAAATCCGGAGCTGGCGGTATATCTTGAATAATCTCTGCTTCCGACTCTATTTCAAAATTAAACGAATCCATATCAAAGCCAAAACAGCTCATATCAATTTCTGTATCTAAAAGACTTCTAATTTCATCAAGAAGCTTGTCATTATCCCATTCCGCAATCTCAGCTGTCTTATTATCCGCTAACCTGAAAGCCTTGATTTGCTCTGGAGTAAGGTCGCTTGCAACAATGCACGGAACTGTAGAAAGTCCGAGCCGATGAGCAGCCTTGTAACGAGTATGTCCAGCAACAATTGTGTTATCGCCGTCAACTACAATCGGAACTTTAAAACCGAACTGTTTTATACTCTCCTCAACGGCATTTACGGCACTATCATTAATCCGTGGATTATTTTCATATTCTTTGATTTTGTCAATTTTTATTTCAACAACATTCAAGTTTTATCCCTCATCTTCATCAAGTATTCTCTGAGAGGTGATACCTCTTCGGATTCGGTATGATTGACAGCGTGAAGCAATATCTTTATACAGTTGTTATACTGCTGTAAATACTCCTTGTATTGTTTGGCGGCAACCGTATATTTCTGCTGACCAGGATTATTTGGATTAACCTTAATCTGCGGTAATTTTTTAAGCTCATCAAGCCGTGTTTCTATGTAGATAACTTCATCGACTACCTTTTCAAGCACCTTTTTAGGAGCTTCGTCCAGACATTCAAGCAGCTTGTGCAGCTCAGTCTTCCTATCTTCCATTAACATTAACCCCCTTTAAAAAAAGTTGGCTCAAAATTTCGAAAAAATCTCAAAAATTGGCTCGCTGTGAGAACCCTGACCCCTCGTCCAGTCCCCCACAGGGTCAGTCAAGGTCAGGTCGGGGGGGCGGCTCTCTCCCACCAAGTTTCAACAAATTTGCTC